GGTATGGTTGCAGGTTTTGACACATACAAGTTTGATTATGCAAATCGTCAAACCGCTGCCGCTGGCGTTGGCGTTACTATCGACACCAATGGCGTTGGTAGCCAAGCTAGTTTTGTGCCACAAGCCACATCAACTTCTGTTGGTGGTCAAATCAACGTTGACAATCGTTTCCAAACTGTTACCGTTTCAACAACTGCAAGCGTTGCACCAGGTGATGCTTTCACAATTGCTGAAGTTTACGCTGTTCATCACATCACTAAGCAAAGCACAGGTCAGTTAAAGACTTTCCGTGTCGTGTCTATTGATTCTCCATCAACGATGACTATTACTCCTCCAATCATTGGTGCACAAGGTACACCTACCGATGCCGAGTTGCAATACAAAAACGTTGAAGTTGCAATCGCAGCTGATGCCGCAGCAATCGTGTTCTTGAACGTTAACGCTTCACAAGTAAACGTCTTCTGGCAACGTGATTCGCTTGAGATGTTACCTGGTCGCTACGCTGTACCTGCTGATGCTGGTGTTGCCGTTATGCGAGCAAGTACTGACCAAGGCATCGAGTTGGTTATGCAGAAGTTTTATGACATTGACAGCATGACCATCAAGTATCGTCTTGACACGCTGTTTGGTGTTGTGAATAAGAATCCTGAGATGTCAGGTATCTTGTTATTTAACCAGTAAGCAAGGTTTGGGGGGGCGAATGCCTCCCCATTTACAGGAAACTAAAATGCCATTGACAAAAGGTTACTCTAGCAAGTCTATCGGTAAGAATATTAAGATGGAAGAGAAGTCAGGCAAGCCCCGTAAACAGTCGGTTGCTATTGCATTGAATGTTGCACGGAAAGCGGCTATGAAAGCAGGTAAGCCAAGTAAAGCACCTAAAAAGGCAAAATAATGGAAAAGCAAGTTCTTATGCCAAAGTATATGAAAGGCAAGAAGCCAATCAAAAAGCGTAAACCATCTAAGCCTATTGACGGTATTAATCATCGTTTGCTTAGAGAACAGGAGTTGGCAAAGGAAGTTGTTGAGGTAGAAGATAACTCAGCACCAACACGGGCAGAGCTAGAAATAATGGCTACCGAGCTTGGTATTAAGTTTGATGGTCGGACAACAGATAAACGGTTGTCAGATAAGATTGACCAAGCATTAGGGGCTAATGATGTCGTGGACTAAAAGACAGTTCGTAGAAGCCGCATTTGATGAGATTGGTTTAGCATCTTATGTGTTTGACTTAACACCTGAACAGTTACAGTCTGCATTAAGACGCTTAGACGCTCTCGTAGCGGCTTGGAACGCTTTAGGCATACGATTAGGTTACCCATTACCATCTAGCCCACAGGACAGCGATTTAGACGAACAAACAAATGTTCCTGATTCTTCTGTTGAGGCACTATATACAAATCTAGCTGTAAAACTTGCACCGAGTTACGGTAAGCAAGTTATGATTGAGACTAAGGTCACAGCGAAAGAATCTTACAATACATTGTTATCATTAGCCGCTATGCCGATGGAGCAACAATTACCATCGACTATGCCAGCGGGTGCGGGTAATAAACCGTGGCGTAATTATGACAATCCGTTCTTGCAACGACCTGTTGACCCAGTATTAGCAGGTCAAGATGGTCAAATAGAATTTAATTAAGGAATATCATGCCTACCATCAATCAACTTGCAGGTGTTAGCCAACTATCAGGTGGTGACTTACTACCCGTATACGTTCCTAACAATGGTGATGCTCGCAAAATCTCAATTACGCAATTGCTACAGTACTTTCAGCAGACATTCGCAGCGCCTACCGTTGCCACAAGCGTTTATACACCTGCCACAGGGTTTAACATAACCGTACCCACACCGACAAGCGAACAGCAATGGATGCTATTACAACCTGCTAGTACGCTTGCCACAGGTACGATTACCTTACCGTTGAATACAGGCGTACCCTCAGGCACACAGATTTTAGTGACAAGTACGCAGACCATTACAGCATTGTCGATTGGTTTGAATGGCTCAAGTGCCGCATCAGGTGCACCAACCACACTCTTAGCGGGTGGATTCTTTACTTTACGGTTTTACCAAGCCACTAATTCTTGGTATCGTGTCGGTTAATCAAAGGAAATAAAATGGCTTTTTATACTTCACCATTCGCACCTGGCTACGGTCACGGTACAGTTGTATCAGCAACAGGCACATCTGCTAACGCTGCGATTGACGCTGCCTCACAGACTTTGTGCTTGACTAACTTGGGCTCGGCTGTTGTCTATGTCAAGGTTACAGAAGACTCAACCGATACGGCTAGTACGGCTGATTACCCGATACCAGGCGGTTGTCAGGTCAGCATCACTAAAAACCGTAACTATAATCGTATTGCTTACATCTCAGCCGATGGCACATCTTTGCATGTGTTGCCTGGTGAGGGGTTCTAAATGTATCCATTGACACGCATGAGATGTCGCTGTCGTTTCTGGAACGCAGGTGGTGGCCCTATCTTTGGTGCATTACTACTAGAAGATGACTCGTTTATGCTACAAGAAGACGGTAGCTATATTTTATTGTCATAACGTATAGGTTGTGCAATGGCGACAAAAGACCCAAGATTAGAACGTGCGGGAGTGGAAGGCTTTAACAAGCCCAAGCGTACACCGTCACACCCGACTAAATCTCATGTGGTGGTAGCAAAAGATGGCGATCAAATTAAAACAATTAGGTTTGGTCAGCAAGGTGTTAAGGGTTCGCCTAAGGCAGACGGTGAATCTAGTAAAGACAAAGCAAGACGAGAATCATTCAAAGCTAGACACGCTAAAAATATATCTAAGGGTAAAATGAGTGCAGCGTATTGGGCTAATTCCGAAAAATGGTAATTAAACGGTAATATAAATGCAAATTCCCATTCTAAGTGGTATTTACACCGACAATACGCCAGAGTTACGTACTAGCTACCCTGTCAACCTTGTGCCTGTCCCTCAAGAATCTGGGATTAGCGCAGGGTTCTTGCGACCTGCTGATGGTTTGGTGGCTAATGGAACTGGGCCTGGCATTGACCGTGGTGGCGTATATTGGGATGGCATTTACTACAGAGTCATGGGTACTAAGCTAGTCTCAATTGATGAAGATGGTATTGTTACCGAACTCGGTGACGTTGGCGGTACAGAAGACAATCAAGTCACGTTTGATTACAGCTTTGACTTGCTTGCCATTGTTTCCGCTGAGAAACTTTATTATTGGAATCCAACGGCATCAACACTTGTACAAGTAACCGACCCTGACTTAGGCATTGTGCTTGATATGGTATGGGTAGATGGTTACTTTATGACAACCGATGGTGCAAGCCTAGTTGTCACAGAACTAAATGACCCAACACAAGTAAACCCATTAAAATACGGTTCATCTGAGATTGACCCTGACCCTGTTGTTGCATTGCTAAAGCTACGCAATGAGGTCTATGCTCTCAATAGAAACACAATAGAAGTGTTTGACAACGTGGGTGGTGAGTTCTTTCCATTCGCTCGTATTGATGGCGCACAGATTCAAAAAGGTGTGGTCGGCACGTTTGCTTGCTGTACATTCATTAATAGCATTGCTTTCTTAGGTAGTGGTCGCAACGATGCACCTGCTATCTATATCGGTGCTAATGCCACAACACAAAAGTTGAGCACACAAGAAATTGATAATGTCTTGCTTGGGTTTACCGAGGCTCAATTAGCTAACGTTAAACTTGAATCACGAAACAATAAAAGTCATGAGTACCTTTATGTGCATTTGCCCGATAGAACGCTTGTGTATGACTACGCAGCTTCTCAGTCATTAAGCACGCAGGTATGGTTCACCTTGACTTCTAGCCTTGCTGGGTTCGCTCAATATCGTGCAAAGAACTTTGTATGGGCATACGATAAGTGGTTAGTTGCTGACACAAAATCATCAACCATTGGCTATCTTGTCCAGAATACGGGTCACCATTGGGGACAAGAAGTTCGTTGGGAATTCGGCACAGTTATCATATACAACGAAGGCAAGGGTGCTATTGTCAATCGGCTTGAGTTAGTGGCTTTGACGGGTAATGTTGCTTTGAATACTAACCCGATGATTAACACTAGCTATTCGGTAGACGGTAAGAATTGGAGTCAAAACCGTAGCATTACAGTCGGTAAGATTGGCAACAC